GCTTTCTTTTTTATGGATCGACACGTTTTCATTGTATGGGAACGTTTTTTTCCACAACCGCTTTCAAATTGCGACAACTCCTTACAAAGATGATTTGGTGATGTATGATCAAATGGTTCTGATAAAGTTTTACACATCGATTGTTCAATTTGAAATAACCATTTCGTGACTTGTTTTCTTCCCTTTTTTAAAGGGGGAGGAGGAGCCACCCATGCAGTTCTCCATTCCTCAAAGGGCAGAGCCTTTGGAAGAGCCTCCCAAAACTCCTTCAATTTGTGTAATCGTTCTTCTTGGGTTAATTGATTCCACCGATTTTTCAATTCTACCGTGGGAAGATCCTTAGGAGCACCTGGTAAGGGGGTGGAAGGAACTTGACGGCAGGGAGTTGTATAGGCGATGGAATACAGAAAATCCCATCCCACCATTTTACGAGCGGTGCAGGGGGCTTCCACCCATTCTTCATATTTCTGTTTTACAGACTCCCACGAAGGATTCGGTGCTGTAGGAAGTTTTTGATCTCGTAACTTCTTGTTCACTTGATTATGAATGCGATAGATCCATTCGGGCACCTCCTTTGGATCCGAGGGGATGGGATCGGCCGCATAATAATCAGCTAAACTAGCTCTACAAAATTTACAAGGCAGTACAAAGGGCAACAATTCAAAAAACTCATGAGATTCTTTCCGCTTTGCAGCAGCAATTAAATGAATTAATCTCCATCCACTGGGTCCCCAAAATCTTGTATCCATAGTCCCTACAGTATTCTTTGAAAAAAAATAAGTTACTATGAAATATAGTATGTCAGCACCACCGCCTTCTGGAGCGATGATGATGGGGGGAGGACCCCCTGTCGCCCCTGATACACGTCCAGCAAGATCTCTCCGGTTGACGAAATTTGATATGAGTCGTATTGCCGATGACTCTACTGTTCTTTTCATCGGGAAGCGTAATACTGGTAAATCATATCTTATCAAGGATTTACTATGGCACAAGCAGCGAGTTCCCATTGGAACGGTGATCAGTGGCACGGAAGGTGCCAACTCGTTCTATTCCAAGATGGTTCCTAGTTTATTTATTCATGAAGAATTTAATCCTGTTATTTTGAGCAATGTGTTGAAACGGCAACAAATTCTTACAAAACAAATTATGAAGGAGACGGAACTACGCGGTGCTTCTGCAATTGATCGGCGTACATTCGTCATCATGGATGACTGTATGTATGACAATAAATGGGTGTCTGATAAATATATTCGTTCCTTATTTATGAACGGTCGTCATTATGGTATTCTTTACATTTTGGCCCTACAGTATGTCATGGGCATTCCTCCTGTGTTACGTGGCAACGTCGATTACGTATTTATTTTGCGTGAAAACATGGTAGCCAATCGCAAACGCATTTACGAACAGTTTGCAGGTATTTTTCCTACCTTTGAATTTTTTTGCCAGATTATGGATCAATGTACGGAGAATTTTGAATGTTTAGTCATTCACAATGGTTGCAAGACGAATCGCCTGGAAGATGCAGTCTTCTGGTACAAGGCCGCCCCTCGTCCTGATTTTAAAATTGGAGCTCCTGATTTTTGGGCCAAATCGGCGGAAATGGAACGGCTGAAGGAAGCGGCAGAAGCTTCAGGGGAAACCGAACCTCCCATTTCCTCCACTGATCTTGGACGATCCAAAGGACCGGTTATTCATGTGAAAAAGTATTAAGAACGTCGGGTCTTGCGGGAGGAACGGCGTCTGGTTTTACGAGACGATCGACGAGACTGACGAGGAGGATATTGCAAAGGATCTTTTGAAAATGGCTTCGGACCGGTTGGAAGAGGAGGGCTTTTTACAAGTGTAGGAGTTGCGAATTGTACTTTTCTAGTATTTGAAGCAATTCCTCTATAATTAGATGTATAACGTCTAGGTGGTGGAGCGGAAGGGTTATTGTTATTATTATTAGTATTGCTCAAATCGTTTATTGGTGTATTATATTTAGAATGTTTAGGAACTCTACTTAGTAGGTTTAGTCCCTTGTTTTGAGCTAGAGCTAGAGCTTTGGGATTGTTTGTACGTGACTTATTTTTAAGATCAGGATACTTATAATTGGCATTTACAACACTTTTATAATTTCTAAATGGTCCAAATTTTGTATTTTTTAATCTCATTCTTTCAAATTGTTCCTCCAGTGGAGCTTCACGATAATTAATTTCTTTTGGCGTTTTTGCTACAAATCGTTCATCGTTATATCCTTTTATAAGACTCCTATAGTATTCAATCTCTTCGTTATTTTTATCATTTTCAGGCAGTAGCAGTGAGTTCGCCGCTGGACTCGCTGCTGCAACAGACCTTGGTTCTGCTGCAACCTGTTCCGGCAAGGATGTCACCGATCCAGGATCGGATGCAATCGATCCTCGATTGGATGCAATGGTTAATTCAGAATTTTCTTTTTGCATTCCTATAATACCCCTACAAAATAGATATGGGAGAAGTAAATTCAGACCAACTTTCCTATTGGAATGGATATTATACAGGAATTAAAGGACAATGTGTAGAACTTGCTCGTCGATATTATTTAATTAAATATAATTTGTATTTTAAACTAGTCGAAAATGCAAAAGACATTTTTTATATTCATACTATTTTAGATTTAACTCACGATACATTTCTTCCTTGGAAGAGCTATTCAAATGATTCTACCCATCCCTTGCCCGAGGTGGGATCCTTACTTATTTGGGATGCGACCGGACGCAACGCAGAGACCGGGCATGTTGCTGTGGTGACACGAGTTACCAAAAAATATGTAGATGTAATTGAACAAAATTATGGAGACGGGCATAGTCGAATTTCCATTCGAAAGGGGGTTCTTATTAGCAAAGGATTACTTGGATGGAAACAACCTGTTTAAAATTGATGTAATGTTCTAAACTAAATTGGACTATAATAAAAGTATAAGAATGGCATTTGATAGTTCAAGCGAATCAACAAGTCGGTTAATTGATATGGCGGGGTCGCAACGACTTCCTGCTAATGTTCGTCGAGGAGAGATGCGGGATGAATCTGGAATTCTACGTGTGCTAGAAGCAGCTGTATACGAATATACAAAGGGAATTCCCTCCAAAGATTTGCATGACAAAAAGAAAACAAGTAAACTATATGAAGATATTTCCAACATTCTAGATCGATTTGATTGTGTTGCCAAAGGAACCTTTCGCCAAGCGTGGAAGAGTCTCTTGTGCGGAGATGTTATCAATCTGAAAGAAGTATTAGAAACAATTGGATCTGTAGCCTGTAATCGAACACTCCAACATTATATTACCAATCAACTTCGAACTCCCGCTAAATACAAAGAAACACTCAAGCGTATCTTGCATATGGGCGGATCCTTTGAAAGTTTATTTGAAGAAGTTGGATTAAACTCGGTTGAATTGGCTCAAAAAGCTCATCGCATTGCATCGGATGCAAAACTATGTGCTACTCTCAGTTCTATGATTGATACTGAAACATTTACATCTGATCCTGATATAATTGTTCAACAATTTTACAAAGTTATTTCTGGAGTGCAAAGTGATTTGCATCGCAATGAATATTACAATAAATTCTTACTAAAACTGGTGAGTATGAAAGCTATATCTGTTCAAATGATTACAATCTTTGTGCAAGTATATTGTTTCTATATGACATCAGAATCTATTCGAACGGTAGATTCACGCATTACAAAGTATTTAGCTGCCAATCCAATTGATTTCTTTACGCACCAAGTTCGGCACATGCCATTGAAACTCCAACCCAATTCCAACTTCAAACGGGAAGGATTTCGATTGGATGCATGGCAGGAAGAATGTCTTCAGGCCATCGATGAGGGAAAGAATCTCTTAATGAGTGCCAGAACATCAGCAGGAAAAACAGTTCTTTCCACTCATGCCATTCGTAACTACACCAAAGTATGGTACATTGTTCCATCGGATCCTCTCGGGTATCAATTAGCAGGAATTATATTAGCTTCCTTACTTGATTTAGAATTATTGAAGGGGTCTGTGAAGAAGAATCTTCATCTTGCAATGGGATCTACCCGTTACAAACGATTTCCACAAGCGGATAACATTATTGTTGCAACACCAGAGCAACTGGTACGGCTCATTCAATCAACTCCCATGGAAGTTCCTGAATATATTATTTTGGATGAATTTCATAATTTACAGGGATCACAAGGCCCCTTTTATGAATATCTTCTCAAATTTGCAGGATTTCATTCGGTTCCTTTGATGGCTCTTTCCGCCACCATTCCCAACTTTGAAGAGGTGCAGGAGTGGCTGAGGCGTCTTCTTCCAGGTCCTCTCTTTGCGGTCAATCTGCAAAAGCGATTCTTTAATCAAAAACGAATGACCTTTCGAAATGGAGAACTTGTCACGATTAATCCATTGCATCATTTAACCATCGAACAAATTCGATGCCCTACCTTCCAACAAATTGGATTGTATCCTCAAGAAATTCTCTCCCTCTATGAGTCCCTTCCAAGTGTTTCTCGTATAGATGGAGTGACTCCACGATTAGTTTCCTTGGATGAAATGGAACGTCTTGAACTTACTCTCTTTGATCATTTGAAACATCAAACTGATGCTACCTTGTCAACGATCGTTCGAACGAGTCCTCTTGAAAGTGATACTCTCACTCTTTACCAACTCTACAACTTTCTTCGCGGTGTTACCATCAAACCCATGATTATCTTTAAAATGGATTCATTCCAATGTCTCACTCTCTTTACAAAGTTTGTAAAATTAATTCAAGCCTACAACAAGCTTGTCTACGGTGGATTTAATGGAGACAAACATATCATTCGAGAGTATTTAGAAGAAGCGGATCGATTTGAAGACTCTGCTAAACTCTCTATTACGAAAGAAGAAGATGTGAATGAAATTGAAGAAAAAAAGAAAGCAATGAAAGAATTACTCTTTAACTCTAAATACAAACCTCGCCTCTACGCCTTTTACGATACATTTCTAGAAGAAACTCCTAAAGACTACTCTGAATTTAATGAACTCTATGGAGCTGAACTAACGTATGATATGGTATTAAAACTTCGACAGAAACATGTTCGCGCCGAGAAACGTCATGCATACGATACAATTACAGTACGAAGCACCTACACAATACATCATAGTGCTATGATAGCCCATACAGATGGATCCATTATGCGAGACATTCGTGATAAAATTAATGATGAATTACAATATCAACAGAAATTGAATGGTGCCTTTCATTATGAATACAAAGATTATGAAATTGAAGACAATCGAATCTCTTACGAGCATCCTGTGTTGGTAGGCATTGAATGCGGTCTCCTCTTCTACAATCAATTGATGAATCCTGCCTTGACCCGCATTTGTCAACAACTTATTAGTAAATATCCATTAATTGTGCTTTCGGATAAATCTCTTACAGTAGGGATTAATTATCCTATTAAAACCGTTCTTCTTCTAGGAGGACTTACTGGAGAACCCATTGAAGAGATTGATACAACCACGGCTCATCAAGGAGCTGGTCGTGCAGGTCGTCGTGGTTTGGATGCCGAAGGCATCGTGATCTATTCTGGAGTCAATATCACAAAGATTCTCACTCCAGACTACCATCCTGTTCGTCGCAACCCTGTCGAAGCCATGACACCCCTTCTTTCAACAGAATCTTCGGCCTTTCAGACCTTTGTTCGTACAGAAGTTCGACCCCCTCCTGCTCCTGCTACTGCTGTTCCTGTTACGGCTCCTGTTACGGCTCCTGTTATTGCTGAAAAAATAGAGACCGTTATAGAAAAAGAATTAACTCTTGAAGAAATGATGGCTGAATTTAATAGTTAACATCCATAATGAGTATAGTCAGAAGAGGACGAATTTTTAACTTCAGGTGCACTATGTCCACTTGAATCGCTTCCGCCGTGCGGATTCGGTTCTTTATCAGTAGATCCGCTTCCGCTGCGCGGACTCGAATCGCCGGATCCCCGTAGGGGATCCGTCGATCCGAAGCCACCTTCTCCACGAAGGGTTGCACCTCCAGGAATTACATCTACAATATGAATGGCATCCCATGGAAGCAAATCCGGTCGAGTGAGTTGACAAAATTTTTGATTTAGGTCCAATTCATAATGATCTATATGACAATCCAATGCGGCCATTAAGGGGCCGCGGTATCCTGCATCAATCAATCCAACTGAATTGGCCAATCGAAGAGGCGTCTTGGAAATGGAGGATCGTGGAAGCATCCAATAGGCACGAAACATAGCCAATCGTAGATCATAATAAGCGGCCTTCACACCAAAGGTAAGTTTGGTAGGAGGACCTGGTACAAAATCTGTTTTTTTATTTGTAAATAAATCAAATCCTGCATCCCGCTCTCCATAGGGAGTGGCAAGATATGCCTCTGCTGCAGCTTTGTACAGAGATACCATCTCAGGATCCGGTTGAAGGTAGAGAACGTTCATTTTATAAATGACCGTTCGCTTTCTTTATATCATTGCTCGAGCATAAATGAATATTCGTCAATTTTATTCAAACCTGTAAGTTGATGAATTGCATTGATACAAATTAATAATGACGTAAAATTAGTATTTGTAATGAAGGTTAATTTTTCAGATGAATCTGCTTTAAAATGGTTATCTACTCTTACAAAGGACCAACGATCATGACAATGATACATTAGTTTTAGAATGACTGTATCATCTATAACAATAAATCTTGAAAATGGTAATGTGGGAACTTCTTTGAATACAATATATTCATGAAAATTCCAATGATAAAATGATGGAATAAAATATTTTTTTATTTCATCATTTATATTCATTTCTAATTTATGGAAAGAGTCGAAGAAACAGATTCAGCAGGGGGTGGTGCCCCCGTAGCCCCCGTAGCACCTGCAGCCTCCCTCTTCCGCTTCATAAACGGATCCTCCTCTCCAAAGATTCCGGTAGGAGTCTCTGCAACAGCTCCAAAGGTGGGAGGAGCTGCCCGAGGCTTCGCCGCTCCAATACGATCCCGCTTCATAGATTCATAAAACTCATCGCGCTGAGACTCATTCTCTTTGTACTTCTTCATGAGCTGATTGAGCTGATCATCCGCATATTCCTGATCCGGCACTTCACTGGGCTCGGGATCCCAGGGAAGCCAAAAGCCCACCTGTCCTACATAGACGTTAAAATCAGGGTCCAGCTTCTGCAGTGTCTTGGCCCGTGCCATCCCCTCGGCATAAGTATCATACACACCCCGTACTTTGAGACCCCGAATCGTCGTACGAAAGGAATTCTTGGCAAAAAAGGTCTCTTCCAGCTTCTTCCGATTCTTGTAAAGATAGGACTCATAGGCCTCCTGAATCGTAGTAGTCTTAAAATCGGTCATCTCCGCCTTCACGTGAGCCTCCAGATCCTTGGGGACATCGATGGTGAGATCCTTCCGAATGTCCTTCAGGGCCACAAAGGCCCCGCTCAGATCCTCTACCGTAATTCCTTCCTTCTTCTCCCGTCCGACCCTCTCTAACGTATCCGTGGCTGTGCTCAGAGCCGCCTGGAGCTTGGCCACCTGCTTCATCATAAACGTCTCCGTGGCCTTGATCTTGTACTGAATCTCATAATCCTTCAGAAACTCTGTAAAAAGAAATAGGTCCTTGTTGGCCAATACCTTCTCCGGGCTCAAAAAACTAAGACAAACAAAGTGCTGCCCCGGAATATCCTTGTCGGCTTCCAAATAAACTTCACGCTTCTCTTCCGTGGGGGGAGTGGACATCCTGTTAGTACCTTCCGAGATTTGGTGGGAAGGCTTTAAACGCAATTCCCAATTAAATCCGCTTTGCGGATTTAATTGGGAATAGTGTTCTTAAGTCGGGGGGGTGCTTTTGCGCACCCCCGACTTTAAGAACGCAAAAAAATCTTTACAATTTCATGAAATATAAATTTTATTCGAATCCCTTAATATAAAGGAATGGACGGTCTGAATGTTGCTGAACTTGCCTCCCGTGCGATCAAGTACTTTCTCGAGGGTCTGGCCGTTGCGGTCGCCATGACCATTATCCCCCGCAAGGTCCCCAACGTCGAGGAGATCCTCACGGTCTCCGTCGTGGCCTCCGTCGTCTTTGCCATCCTGGATCTCCTCTCCCCTTCTATTGGTTTGACATCGAGGCAAGGCAGTGGTTTGGCGCTGGGATCACAACTGGTCGGCGGTTTTAAGATGATGTAAACATTTTTTAATAAATTATTCTTTGAAGTATACTAATTTTTATAAACTTCAATGTATTCTTTTTAACACTCGTCATTATAGATGTATTACGATCTTCTTCCAAAAGATAAACAAGAAGAAGTGAAGAAGATATTAACGGGCAAAAATCCTAAAAAAGATCCTGAACTAACTCGCACCTTTCTTACTACAATGTTACAATCTTCTGCTGTGTTTTCTCCAAAAGGAGAGTATCGTCGATTACAATCCCAAACAAAAGCCCCTGAACACGTAGAATTACGAAATGCGTTGGAAGAAACTCATGCCAAGCATACATTAGAAGTTGGATTTGCCTATGGAGCTTCTGCATTAGTCTTTGCTGAACACCATCAACGAATGAAAAATACTGGAAAATGTCATATTATTCTTGACCCGAATCAGCAAACGCAGTGGGAAGGTATTGGAATGGAAAACCTGAAACGGGTTGGATTTGGAACACAAGTTCGACTCATTGAAAAATCATCTGTCTATGCTCTTCCTGCTTTAGCAGAAGATGGTACACTAAAATTAGATGTAGCTCTCATTGACGGATGGCATCTCTTTGATTATACATTAATTGATATTTTTTATTGTTTGCAAATGTTACGAGTGGGAGGAATTTTAATTGTGGATGATAAACGAATGAAAGCAATTACAGCCGTCAGTAACTATGTGACACGTGCTTACAAACATGTAATCGATATTTGTAAAAAGTGTAGAACCATGTTAATATTAAAAAAGATGAAAGAAGATACGCGAGATTGGAATACAGATGAAACTGTTTTTTATGATTTACGAGAACTTGTTCAAAAAAAACAAGGAACGCGTAAACGAACTAGACGAGGCTAGTCAACCATGTCATTTCTAATTCTCGAGATCCTGCTTTTACAGGAGTCTCAAGAACCACGGCCACACGAGGATGATGTTTGAACACCTCTGACACAAATTTAGTCAAGGGTTCCATGCCTATCTTTCCCATACCAATCATAGCATGTCGATCCACCCCTGATCCTACAGCCGTTTCTGAATCATTCAGATGAATCAATTTGATGATATCCCATCCAATCACTTCATCAATCTCCTTCAACACCTCAGAGGTATGTTTGACCAGATCGTATCCAGCAGCAAAGATGTGGCAGGTATCGATGACAACACCCACCCGACTCCGTCCATACAACCGGACCAACTTTTTACAAAAGGTTCCAAAGGTCTTGAGATTCTTGGCCACTTCCGTTCCTTGTCCTGCGCAGGTTTCAATTAATAATTTACAATCTGCTGTAGAAGTGCTTAATACTTCTTTACAAAACATTTCCATTCGATGAATTCCTTCTTCTTCTCCTAACTTCAAGGCCTTTCCTACATGAATGACCACTCCTTTGGCACCCATTCGTTCCCCGCAGGTTAGAAGGGATTTAAGAAGGGCTATTTGTCGTGAGGAGGTGGACGGATCGGTAGG